TTTAAAAATGTTCCTGTGGTAGTAACACAGATGGACATAACAATGCCTAACGATTGTGATTACATTGGTTGTAATGTAGTAGGCAGTGCCGCTGGGGCAGTAGAAGGTGTTGCAGACAGTCTTGGAGGACTTGCTAACGCAGGTGCAGGATTGCTAGGCGGAAACAGCGATTTTGGCGGAATACTAAGTGGTGTTAGTGCTATTGCTGGCGGAGTAGGTCAAGTTGCCGCTCTAGCAGGAACATTTGGTCTAGGCGGAACAACTAGCGGAGGTGTTACTCATGTGCCAACTAAGAGTACTTTTAGTGTAACTCTACAACCTCTATACAGTAGAAACAGTGCTCGTAACTTTAGTCTTGATAGATTTGTTAGCGGTGGCTATCTCAATAATAGTTTTGGATACATTTAATTATGGCTACATATACTAACACTAGTCCTTGGTATACTACAAAGATAACAAAAAATTATCTTGATGTGCTGTCTATTAGACCAGTCAGTGCAGATGTGGACGATTTCCTTTATACTATAGAACCACAATACACTTACAGACCTGATTTGCTAGCATACGATTTGTACGGTGAAGTTAATCTTTGGTGGGTTTTTATTCAACGTAATTTGGATGTATTACAAGATCCTATCTTAGATTTTGTTCCTGGGACACAAATATACATACCAAAAGGCAGTGGATTAAAAACTATACTAGGATTATAAAATGAGTTTAGATGGTATTCCAGGGCTAATAGATTCTGCAACTCAGACTGCAACCGCAGTAGGCAATGCAGTAACAAAATTCACAGATGGTGGAGCTGCCAGTGGATTGACATCTGCGTTCAACGGTATATCTGGCGCATTCAGCGGAATAAGTAATTTCTTTAAAGGATTAAGTGCAGGGCAAAAATTGCCATTGCCAAATCCTTTATTTGCCTATGCAAGTTATACCTATGTACTTGGTCTAGGTTGCCTAACAGAAAACGATTTAAATTATCCTGACAAGACTTATAAAAAAGGAGGAAAGATTCCTCTTATTTGTAAAGACGCTAATGCTGATCCTAATAATCGTGTAAACACTCCTTATGGTAAGTTTGATTTTTTTATTAACAATTTAGAATTGTTTAGTGTAATTGGATTTGAACAAGGTGGCGGTAATACTAACGTAATGAATTTTTCGTTTGATATTATTGAGCCTTATAGTATGGGATTGTTTATTATTAGTTGTCAGCAACTAGCACAAAAACAAGGATGGGACAATTGGCGTGAAGCACCTTTTATTCTTACTATAGATTTTAGAGGCAATACTGAATCAGGTCAAATAAAAAATATTCCTAATACTAGTAGACAAATTCCTTTTAGTTTTGTTGACATGTCTATGACTGCTACAGAAAGAGGTAGTGTATATAAATGCACAGCTATGCCGTGGAATCAAATAGCATTAACAGATGACCTAGCAGATACAAAAACCGATTCGTCAGCAGTTGGTTCAACAGTACAAGAAATATTACAATCGGGCCCAAACAGTTTGCAACGATCTATAAATCAACGTATGAAAGAAATGGTTGATAGAAAAATTGTTGACCAAGCTGATGAATATTTGATATTGTTTCCGCAAAATACTGCCAGCTCAGCGGACGCTAGTCAAAGCAGTGATAATTCAGAAGACACTGGTACAGCTACTCAGTCAACTGCTGATTCTAGTTCTGGGTTATATGATACACTAGGTGTTAGTCGTAGTAAAACAAACGAAACTCTAGTTCAAAATCCTGGAGACTGTAATGTCATTGGTCAAGCTAGTTTAGGATTTGACGAAACACGCAAAGGTGATCCAGCATTCGCTAAAGAAGAAAAATTATACGATGTAAAAACAGGAACATTTAATACTGGTAAATTTAAATTTGATAAAACATCGACTGAAATGCGTTTTACACAAAATACCAGTATACCACAAGCAATTAACCAAGTAATATTACAAAGTAATTTTGTCGACGATACGTTGGACGCTAACAAAGTAAGTCCCGAAGGTTATAGAGACTGGTATAGAATAGCTACTAAAGTTTATACAATTGGCGACAATCAAAAGAATACAGGTATTAAACCACGTCTTATAGTGTATCAAGTTGTGCCATACAAAGCACATAACAGCAGATTATTGCCAGCAGGAACTAAAGGTTACGGATTTGAAAATTTAAAAGACCAAGCAGTTAAAAAATATGAATATATCTATACAGGTCATAATGTAGATATTATAAGTTTTAAAATAGAACTACATAACGGATTTGTCTATATAATGGGTGCTGATGGATTAGATAAAACTCAAGACAAAGTTACAGCTAATCAAACTGGCGCCAAAGATGAAAAAACAAATGCCAGTGAAAAATTCATGCCAGATGGAAAAGATCAAAAAAGTGGTCCTGGTATTATGCCTACTATCTTAAAATGGGTTAACACTATAACAGGAAACGACCGTGGCGGTGGCGGTGGTCAAGAAAAGCAAGCTCAACGTGCTGGTAAGTTGTTTAATCAAGCTCTTAATAATCCATTTGATATGTATAATCTTGAAATGGAAATTATTGGCGACCCTTATTATATTACACAAAGCGGTGCAGGAAATTATACCAGCGAACAAGCAACACATAATCTAAATACTGATGGTACAGTTAACTACGAAAGCGGCGAAGTAGATATCATAGTTAATTTTAGATCTCCAGTTGATCTTAATCAATCAACTGGTTTGTATAATTTTGGTGGCAGTAGTAAGAGTGCTCCAATAGCACAATTTAGCGGACTATATTGTGTGCAAGCAATTAAGAGTAGATTTCAAGACGGAAAATTTATACAAATATTAACAGGATTTAGAAGACCTACACAAGAATTCTTAGATGAAGCTTCAAAAGAAGATTTACCATCTACTAAAGGCCCGGTTACTGAAACTCCTAATTCAGATTCAGATGGAACAGTTTAATGAATGATCAAACAAGAATAAGCACTAAAGGTAATGAACCGCGTCCCGGTCCGTTCCTAGCTAGAGTAATCAGCCATCTCGATAGCACATTTATGGGTATGCTACAAGTAGAGTTATTGAGACCTACTGGCAATACTGGAGACTCTGGCCAGTTACATCAAGTAAAATATATGAGTCCGTTTTACGGAGTAACTAGTGCTGACTTTGTGAGAGAAGATCCTGACAATTATGGAAACACACAAAAAAGTTATGGCATGTGGGCAGTACCTCCAGATGTTGGAACTACTGTAGTTGTTATTTTTATTGATGGTGATCCTAAGCGTGGTTACTGGATAGGATGTGTACCTGATGAAGGTATGAATTTTATGGTTCCTGGTATTGCAGGTACAGAAAAAAATGTTGAAGGAACTTATACAAGAGCACCAGTTGCAGAGTATAACAAAAAAATTAATGGTGATAATCCAGACGATTCAACAAAATTTACTAAACCAACACATCCTTTAGCAGATGTACTAAACACTCAAGGTCTTATAACTGATGATATTAGAGGACTAACAACTAGTAGTGCTAGACGAGAAGTCCCAAGCATGGTGTTTGGTTGGAGTACACCAGGGCCAGTTGATAAACAATCAGGTGCTCCTCGTGGCGGTATAGGCAAATCCGATTCTCGTATACCTAATGCTTTTGTAAGTCGTTTAGGCGGTAGCACATTTGTAATGGACGATGGTGATGATAAGTTTTTGCGCAAGACTAAAGCTAGCGACGGTCCTCCAGAATATGCTAGCGTACTAGCTGGCGACACCGAAGGTGATGTAACAATTCCGCACAATGAACTTATAAGAATACGTACCAGAACTGGACATCAGATCTTATTACATAACAGCGAAGATTTAATTTACATTACTAACAGTCGTGGAACTGCTTGGATAGAATTAACCAGCAACGGAAAAATTGACATCTACGCAGAAGACAGTATTAGTCTGCATACCCAAAATGATTTTAATGTTACTGCTGATAGAGATATTAATTTTACTGCTGGTGCAAATATTAACATGAATGTTGGAACTAGTATGTTTGTTACTACAGGATCCGATTTGCAAGTTAGCGTAGGA